TGAAATCAGCGCACAACCAAACAGGACTGCTGCTATCGTAATCGAGAGCTGTAAGATTGCCGTCAGGGTAGTGATTATATCCATCAAAATGTTTGTATGCCTTCTTCGTAGGATCATCTGTTTCCTCACTCATTTCATATCCAAGTTTATACGATAGAAAGTCCATCGCTTCCTCTTGGAGCAGTCGTTGTTTGCTGTGGTTAATCTCCCATAAGGGTATTTCCCATGTCTTATCTGCCTGTCTCATATACAAAGTATAGAATTAAATGCACTTCCTGCATCAACAAAAAAGATGGGGATACCCATCTCAGAACCCTCTCGTATAATAGATAATGCGCCTGAGCGATGTTTGTGTAATGTTTTAAGGTCGTAAGTGAGTATGCCCCATCTGTTCTTATTGCAAGTATCGAATAAAGCATCAAACTTACTAGAGGTATATCCACTTTCAACTATCTCCCAACACTGCTTTACAATCTTAGCATCAATCATCCTTGCAAATGAATCAATACACTTCTTGATCTCATCAACATCCCTCTGACTTACATCTACTGTAAATCTAGCATATATGGCTACGTTAAATTGTTCCACTCCTCTACCTTATACCCTGTTTTATCTTCCTTTACCGATATTTGTAATACGTTAAAAATGCCCGACTTCATCAGTCTGCTGTTGGCATCATTAGGATGATAGGGAGTACACACGCTCAAAACAATACCTTTATCATGAACACGCTTGATCCATGTGTTAGAAACCTTGTTCCAAACTGTATCTCTGCGAGCAGTGGATATACGATCTTCGTCATTGCACACATCATCAAGAATCAACACCCCTGCTCGTTGACCTGTGGTTTGGGTCAGCACTGCATACGCCTCATAAGTAGGATTACCTGTTCTGTTGCGACTTTTTACTATTATTCTTTGAGTCGATCCAGTATCAGTTCTATCAAACTCAACAGCGTTGAAATTGTTTTCTTTGCACCAGTATCTGTACATATCACTCATAAACAATGCTCTCAAAGACAATATTCTCTTAGCAGATATGCCACCATCAGCAGACACAATTAAGGTCTCAAGTTCGTGCTTTCTCGTGGTCATATACGCTGATAGACCAATAGCTACTTGTTGCGACTTGCCAGTATTATAGGGCGCACGAATCAAGCCATTCAGACGAGCGTTCTTAGACAACGATTCCTGCTCCCAGTCGTAAATCCCCTGCTGCATAGCCAGGTGAATATCTGCCTGCGTAAGTTTTCTGCCATCTTGATCTGCCAAACAATTCTCAATGAAAGAGTTGCGTAAATCAATAGAATCTGGTGGGGGTTCATGACCCACAATATTGACAAGTAAATCAGACCAATTAACCTTTTGACTCATGCTTCCTCTTGCGTTGTTTCTTGCGATGAGCAACAGTATCAACACGCTTAAATATTCTCGCTTTATTCTTGAATCTTACAAATTGAGTAAAAAAGTTCGTTTTGAAGATAGGAAACCTAAACCTCATATTCGTAAATGGTTTCTTTGATAGACATCAAATCATCCTTCGTAATATACAAAAAAACATCCCTTTTACCCTTTCTGCCAACAGGCTTATATAGTATTCCCTCGTAACCATATTTCTTAGCAGCTCCATCAACTCTCATAACTGGCATATTAGCCCTTTTATGTTTTATCATTCTTCGAACCACTAAGGCGTGTAACTTTCTGTTATCTACCAAAACAAATGATCCATGAAACTGAAACGCTACCTTGTCTGCACCTTTTTTACTACACCAACCTAGCTTGCCCAAAACATTCGTTATCTCAACAAGAACGTACCCATCTAGATGAGACCTTTTCAGTCCTTTAACATCAACTGTTATTTCGTTTAGATAAGCATCAATATGATTGTAATCATCATGCTTAGTTCCAGGTTTAGCACCAGATAGCTTGCAAAATAATTGTTCAGATTCTTTACCCTTTTTGATTCTTTCTTGTTGCTTATCTTTATAGTAATTCATAATCTGCCTCTATTGCCTCCATTTTTTGTGCAAACTCCCTCAGCTGGTCTATATTTAAAAAGTCTTGAAGCACCTGCAATGTTTGCTCTCTCATCTTGTTTTTATACTCAATAATAATGGTCGGCTCATTGCTAAGTTCCTTGCGAACGTCATGCAAGTCCTTCATTATCTTACTCAAATCCTTTGGATGAATCGCATCTAGATCTGGATGATTCTCAAGCAACGTGGTAATCTTCATCAACATAAACTCAACCTTTGCCGACATCTTTTCTTTGCGCTGCTCAAGTGATCCTAAATCAGATAATATCTCCCTATACTTGCTTATGTTCATCACTTGTTCATCTGAAATTTGTGGCACACTCTCTCTAAGGATAATCTTTTGCTCAAGTTCAGACCTTTCATTTTTCCAATTGTAAATGGTCTGCCTGGACACATCCCATTTTTGGGCTACCTTTGACACATTGCCAAGCACCTCAATGTCTTTCAATATTTCAACCTTTTCTTCAGGAGAAAACTCCTTACTACCAGCCTTTCTTTTTGACATACTCAATCACTGATTCTATACGATTATATATATAATTAGGGAGTTTGTCAGACATAGAGGGTATATCATATAGACTTTGTATAATAAACCTTATCTCTTTATCTAACTCCTCCTTATTTGATATTTCTTTCTTCTTATGCCACCCCATTTGACATAAATGTAACAAAATTGACAAACTATATCCATAAACGATAAAAACGAGGCTTATTGACACCTTTTTTTGAATTTGGTGTTTCTGCGAAAGGTAGGGTATTTAGGGCTTGTGCAAGTATATTTTAATATATATACCCCATATAATATAAAAATACGATCCTATTATCGTATTAAAAATCTAATATAATTATATAATATAGAGCGTGAATTATAAATCTATTTTAATTATATATTTTAATTATATAGTATAATAATAAATTATTAAATCCAGCTTTATTATATATTTTTATTATATAATATTAAAATATAGGCATAAAAAAAATGACCGTATAATAATACGGCCATTGTAAAGTTTACTATTTTTGAAGCTTAGTTTATAAAACTAAATTCATTTTTGTGTACTCTTTTAGAGTTTCTGGTATTCTTTTTTTTCTTTTTTGGTTCGGAATACATTCCCTTCTTATATATAGTATCTTTATTGAATATATTATTTCTTGCACCGTTCCACGCAATTGCTTGCACTTGATAAGGTATTAAATTCTCTTGCTTAGCAAGTTTTTTCACTATATTACTTAACTGTTCGTATTGCTTAGTATTCATGTCAAACTTCTCTACATCCCAACAGTTCGTAAATGCTCTTTTTATCCATACGTCAATTGTAACATAATTCTTATTCAATTGTAAATTTTTGGCGAATGCATAAATTTTTAGTGCATTAGGTTGGATAGTTGCTTGATATTCATAAATATCGAATGCCATATTTTTGTTGGTGTTTGGTGTACATACCTTAATTTTATATCTTGGAATGCTCCATTTTTTTGCTATGCATACTTTTTTGTAGTCTATCTTATTACGATCCCAATTATTACGAATTGATAGTCTTGCACAAATTTCTGTTAATGTTTTAACTTTTATATTAAAATAATTAGCGTCTCTTTTTATTTCTTTGTTCTCTTTTTTGTACCAAGCTTTCCCATTCTTATATAAGCTTGGGCAGTGATTTTTTACTAAGCTATAATAGCTTATGAAATTACGTTCGAATATTTTTAATTCATGTTTATTGAATTCTTGCATTTCTTTTGCCATGTTATCACCTATTTTTATTTTTGTTAATTAATCTTTGTGTTCTTCTTCTTTTTATTTCTTGCATTTGAAGATAGTTAGAATAGCTTTCTTCATGTCTTAATTCATGTTTCAATTCTTCATACTTGAATTTATACTTAGCATTATTGTACTTTTGTCTTTCTCTATTATATCCCATTTTCACCCCCATATAATATGAATTACTATATGCATTCCAAAGTAGATCCACATAAAAGTGATTAAAGCCAGAAAGCTGGCTCTATATATTTTTTCCATTTTTTCCATGTTATTGTAATTTATTAAAGTTAACACCAACAATTTAATAATATTCCACAAAGAAACAAAAAAAAATTATTGTAACCCTATGCAATTCAATACGATAAGGAATCCCAAAACGCAAAACTCGAAACTTCAGCACACGTAAAAATTCATTTCACAAGTACATAAAAATTTGATTACATAAAAATCTGATTACATAAAAATTCATTTGCACAAAAAAACCCTACACAAGTCAATGCATAGGGTTTGTATCTTTAACTAAAAATTTATGATTTTTATACCTCGTCTGATTCAATTAATCTTTGAGCATTGATAAAAGAGGTTTTTGTTTGATGTTTAAATCTAAACGTATCAATCAATAATTCATGGCTATCAACTTTAACAATACTATTGTCAAGGCACACCATTATATCACTTAATAAATATAAAGGATATTCGTGCTTATAAACATGCATAGGCAATTCATCATCGCACTGTAAGTTACCAATACAACATCTCATGTTCCTTCCATTGAGAAGAGTGTACGATACACTACCACATTCCTTTTCATATACTTTGAGTCTAAAGTGGGCAGATGATGAATAATCTGAACCCCTATATTTGAGGTTTAATATACCAATTAATTGTTTCATTTCGGCTCCTTTAATAATAGTTTTAGTATTAATGATTTACTTTGCTTTGCATCACCATTTAGGGCGATGTGCAACACATTGACTAAATGCTCAATGTCTTCGGTTGCCATTTTTCTTACGTATTTATCTACTATTTGTTTGTTCATATCTTATGCCTCCTCCCATACAATTTTTGAACCAAAGTAGTACAACCCATTTAGTGTTGGTTCAATTGATTTTAGTTCATTTATGTACTCTACATCGTCTCCACTAGTTTTACGTGTCCATTCAATAAACTTGTCTCGATTAGTCTTGTCGAAGTATGGGTTTTCCCAACCATTCCAACGCTTATTGGTAGGGTCATAAAATGCATCAAATATTGGACACTCTTCATCACCCTCACAATAGAGGGTGACTTTGAATGGTTTTAATTGTATAAAGTGTGATTGTATTTCTGCTACTATATTCATGTTAAAGTATTTGATTGATTAGTATTTTTGCATTCCTATGGTATACTTGCTTGGTTAGGGCAAATAGTAATGCCATCTTTTCTTGTTGACCATCATGCTCTATGTCCATCTCGATAAATCGAACCATTTCATTATATGGACACTTATCATCCTCGATCATTTCAATAAATGCATTTAAGTCTTCTGTTTTAAATAGGTAGTCTGTTGGTAGTGACATATTATTAACCTCTTACTGTGTATGTGTTACCATTTGCTTTTACCCTAGTCAAGGTATGTGCGTTTATTGTTCGATACTGTGCCTTAGACATGTCGAATGCTATTACGTGTCCTTTCTTACTAGGGTCATAGGACATGGAACCACCCTTTAAGTGTTTTTTAACACCTA